AATTGATAATAGTAAATTAATAAAAAAGGATGATCATATTGTATTAAAGTTTATTGAACACATTTTACTTTCAATTATACACAAAGGTAAGATTACTAGTAAATTATTTAGTAAAAAAGATGATAGAATTGAGGAATTAGACAAAATGAATATGGTAAATGATACATCTATATTGACTATATTAGAAAATGTTAAAGATAAAAGAAAAAAGATGAATACTGTTTTAAAAGATATAAAAAAGAGTATTACAGTAAATACAATTGACGATATGTTTATAATATCCAGTGTAGTTTTTATGAATTTAAGATCTAGTTTAGATTACAAAGAATATATTGATTATTTGTTAAAATCTGAATATTTTGGTAAAAATGTAAATGCAAATCTAAAAATGTCTATTGTATTAAGGAATACTGATTTATTTAGTTGTGTTATTAATAAAAAGTCTATCAATATCAAAGATGTAGTAATGAATATTGGTGGGTGTTTTATAAAAATAATAGAATCATATAATGAAACTACTCCTTTATCAATAAAGTTACAATTACCTTTACAGCCAACAGATTATATCAAATTAAAGACATCTGAAAGAAAGGATATTGATAAAGGAGAACGGCAAAAACCAATTTTATCTATAAAGGATCAGTTAATTTATAGAAAAGAAAATGCCAAAAATGATGGTAAAAGGATATTGTATAATTATTTAATAGAAAACATTGATAATATAGAAAATGAAATTTCAAATTTGCGTCCACAAGTAGTTGACATATTAAGTAATATTTTTTCAGAAGAATTTAAAAACAACTACGAATTATGTAGTGATAAGAGATGCAGGGAGGAAATTATATCAAATTATATAATGATGACATTTGATAAAATAAAGAGAAATGATAATATTGTCTTGAATGAATCTGATTACATGAGATTACAAAAATTTATAGAATTAAACAAAATACGTATATTACAAAACAGAGAAAAAGGTGTTGTAGAAATGGATGCACCAGATTATAAAAAGGGTGAATTAGATGTTTTACATAGAGAAAGAGTAAAAAGATTTAAAGACAGAATAAAGAAAAGGGGGCAAGGTAGTTCATCTGTAAATAAAAAAAGGAAAAGAATGGATAATATTAAAACAAATAATACAGATATGATAAGATATTTGTTTAAAGACATTGATTTAAATAAAATTAATTGAATTGAAATTTATTAGAGAAGAGAGATAGAAGGTCTTAATTTTTTTGGTGAAGAATAATTTGGAGAAGAATAATTTGATGAAGAATCATTTGATAATAATGAATCTTCTGATTCTACAATAATAGTTGGTACATCTTTTTTTGGAGATTCTTTTTTTGTTTTATCAATTGCTTTTGTAGGTTTTTTTATTAAAGAAGGTGTTAATTTAGAGATAGAAGGTCTTAATTTTTTTGGCGAAGAATAATTTGATGAAGAATCATTTGATGATAATGAATTTTCTGATTCTACAATAATAGTTGGTACATCTTTTTTGGGCGATTCTTTTTTTGTTTTTTTATCAATTGCTTTTGTAGATGTTGAGGATTTTTTTGGGATTTCTATGTCTAAAATATCTGTATTTTTTTTGACATAATAGTTATAAAAAGGTGAAATGTCTTTTTCATTTACTATTTTGTAATGTTTAGAGAATATTTTTAAAATTTCATAATTAATATTTAGTAATATGTTAAATATGGTATATTTTTCACATTTTAGTAGATTAAATGAGGTTTCATCTATCCAATTACAATATTTAGAATCATAAGAAATGGTATTGTCTTCACTAGTTGTTCTAATATCATCTAATATTTTTTTAATTTTATCATATTCCGTAATGAATTCTACTATTTTATATTTATCGCTACTATTAAGTAATATAGTCAATGTATCAAACACTCTAATAAAGTATTTGGTTTTATTGTTGTGTAAGAAAAAGAATCCGGAATTTTCTAGTATAGATGATATGTAATCTACTTCTTCTAGTTGTACTTCTTCTCGTTGTACTTTTTTCTGACACATTTGTTTATTAATAACTATATCTAGAAAAGTTCCTCTAGTAAAGTAAGTTTCATTTCCATAGAAATTAAGTAAACTAATATAGTCACTTGTTCCTTGTAAAATTTCTTCTTTATATGGTTTAAGAAAGACATTTTCAGCGTTTTCAGATAAAAGATTATTATATTGTACAAGTTGATCTTTATTATTAAGATAAATACGTGTTTCAAAAGCGATATTAATATGTGGAATTTTTACATGTTTTATCAAGAATTGAGTCATACTATTAAATATATTCTCACCAAAACTATTTCTTATATCTTGAAAGTATTTTATCAATGCCCAAACAAGTTGCGAATTATCAGACGATTTATTTAATGTATAAATAATTTGTTTATCGTTACATTTAAATTCACTGTAAAGATCATTTTTTTCAAAAGATATAAATGATTTACCATAAATATTTGTATCAAAAACTATTGAACTATCTTCATAAAAAATGTCTTTAAATTCTTTTTCAAAAGTTATAATGAAATTTCCTTTATCCTTTGTATCTCCATAAAGTGTGATATCATAATCTGACGATAGATTATTACTACCTACACTATAAATTTTAAAGTTTGGCTTTTCATCTAATTTTAATTTAACTAATATTTTTTTCAAGAGTAAATCTACAATTGATTTTCTAAATAACCAAAGTAATTTTTGTATAGATACATCGTGTAATGTTTTAATGTTTTCCCATGTTAGTTTTAATCTGATTACCTCTGTTGAAATATAATATTTGTTACCAACTTTATGTAATAATTTGGATGATGTAAAGTATTTTAAAATTTCGTGTATTTTATCATCATAAAACTCGATTTTTTTAATATTAAATGGTGTAATTTCTTTACAATTATCTTGTTTTTTAATTTCGTAATTATCATTATCTGGTAAACATTGTTCAGGGCATTGGCATATATTTTCGTATATGTATTGTTTAAAAGTATTTTCATTCATATTATATTATACTAATATAATATTAATACGTAAAAAAAAAATCTAAGAGTGTAATATAAACAATAAAATGGACGAACAACAGCAACAACAATTAATGATTATTGGAGGAGGAGTAGGGTTACTAGTTTTTATTATAATTATATATTTCATGTTTTTTACTGGAGTAAGTTATGAAAGAATGGATGGTTTTGATCATCCGGGGAATGATATTGAGTGTTTAAATGATCCCTCTGCTGAACAATGTAAAACAAAATGTACTGCAGATAAAAACTGTAAAGGTTATATAACAGGTGGTTGGGGATGTTGTTATAAACATACTTTAGGTAATAAAGCACCTTATAATCAAGGTCCATTTTTTACTAAAAAGTAATTTGATGAATTGATTCAAATGGAGAAAAGGTATATTTTGGTGGTTTGCAGCTGAAAATGATTATCAAAATTTCAGATTTCTAATGTAAGAATATATTTTCAAACAGTCTGATTATTTGCCTAGGCTAAAAGTATTATTTATAATAAATAAAAATAACAATATAATTTTTTTTATTTATTAATATATATTAATATGGGAATAGGTGGATCTAAACCGTTACCGGGAGACTCTTTTAGATGTAAAGAAAATATACCTATAGAAGATGAATATGGTATTTTAAAACATAAAGTATCAGGTAAATGCATGTACGGTGATGGAAATAATATATCTTATGATAATTGTGATATAAAAGATAAAAAGGCAAATTGGAAATTAGTTCCTTCTGTAGAAGAGGGGTATTATTTAATACAAAATGAAAAGTCAAATAAATGTATTGATTCTAATGGTGAAGGGGTTTATTTCGGTGGTTGTGCAGCGGGTAATGATTTTATGAATTGGAAACCATTAAAAGCAACTGATGGACATTGGATTTTGCAACATAAAGCTACTGGTAAATGTATTGATTCAAATGGTGAAAGGATTTATTTCGGAGGATGTGCTGAAGGAAATGATTTTCAAAATTTTGATATACCAGGCAATACAAGTGGTGTTTATAGGTATGATGTAAAAAAAGGAGAAAAGAAAGCTTTAATGCGTAGATATCCAAATGAAGCTGTAGCTGATTCGTGGGATCCAAAATGGAGAGAGAAAACTACTATAGGAGCTGATAACAAGGTTCCATCAAGTTATAGATGCGCGCTTTTAAAAAGAGGTGAACCAATGAATAAAAATGTACAATATAAAACATTACTAGGATATGAGTGGAAGGAAACAGGTGGAGGTAATTGCTATGATTATCGTAACAAAGGTTATGACAAGAAAAATCCTGGAGAATTATGTAAAAAAGAATGTGACACGCTAGATAATTGTGTAGGATATGTAGATGGGTGGTGGGGGTGTTGTACTAAACATGGTGTATTAAAAAATGAAGCAATGATTGGTTATAAAAATGGCAAGTTTTATGTAAAAAATGATTATCCAAGTGATTTTAGATTTAAGAATGAAAAGCCAATAGAATTTTACACTGAATGTGGGTATGAAGGTGATAAATATGAATTTTTTATTGGAGAACACGAAGATTTAGGTAAAATGGCAGTTCCAATTGGGGGTAAAGATGGTAGAAGAAAATTACCAAAACTTGAATCGATAAAAATTCCTGAAGGATATACAGTAAGAATATATTCTTTACCGAATTTTAAAGGAGCAAATTTAATATTAGGTTATGATTGTAGAAATCCAAACTATAGTCTTCTTGAATTATTTAAAGAACATTTTTCATTTATGCAACAGATCCAGCAACAGATGCAACAGATGCAGCTACAGACTGGTACACAGAATAATATTCAGCAGAAGATCCAGCAACAGATGCAGCAACAGATACAGCAAGTAGTACAGCAAGTACAGACTGGTACACAGAATAATATTCAGCAGAATATAAACATTAATACAGAAACGCGTGAATGGGAAGAATTATTTACATATGATCCAACATTAGCAACTGGTGAACCATTTAAGTTTGAATTTACATTACAACAATTAACTGATTTATTAAAAGATGATACTATACTTGAAGATGAAAAAATAGTTAAATTTAATGAATTTTTTAATAAATTCTATACAGCAATGAAAATGACACCTAAAGACAAAGAGAAATTGTATTATGAAATGACAAACGTTGTTTTAAATAATACAAAAATAAAAAATTTGGATATAGAATGTTTATCTGATATTGGTTTTGATATACCTGTACAATCTATCAAAATATTTAAAAATGAAAGATATAATCGTATTGAAATAAATGAAGCTCGTAAGAATTATCGTAAAGAAATAGAGTTATATACAGAATGTAATTATGAAGGATATAAATTTTCAATACCTCTTTCTGATTTAGCAAGTATAGATAAAGGTAGTGAATTTATGATACCAGATTTATCTTTATACGGTATTACTGATAATGAGATAAGTTCTATAAGAATACCTGATGGATTAGCTATAGCTTTATTTGAAAAAAAGAATTATAATGGATTATTTATTAGTATATATGATGATATACAGTGTTTAGATTGGCTTAATTTTTCAAAAGAAGCATCATCTTTAAAAGTATGGATAAGGGATAAGAAATATTTTAAAAATGAATGGGGACGTATAAGACATTTTCAATCTGGAAAATGTTTAAATGTAGAAGATGCAATACCAGGTCTTTGGGGGTTTGATAATAGACCACTCGCCTTTACAGAGAATTGTGATATTAATGACAATACACTTTTTAAAATTGTAGATCTTAATGGTAAACCTAAATTAAAAAATAAGGGATCAGATCAATGTCTTAATGCACTTAAAGGTGATATTTTTGGGTTTAGTAATTGTGACGCGGGTGCGGTAGTTGATTTACATAAAGGAATAGTTGGGAATTATGTATATAAAATAAACGACCAATCAACTTTAGATGGAGATCCAAATCAATCTAAAACATATAAAGGAAACTTTGATATTAATAATGGTTTTATGAATTGGACACCTCCTTTATAATTAATAAATACGTTAAAATAAATAGTAAAAAATGCTTTTATTATTTATATGTTTAGGGAAAGATTATATGAAAATACAAAAGATAGTCATAAAGTGGTTGATAGGCACAGATTTGTTAATTTAATAAGGAATGATAAGGATGCTGGTGAAATGTATATAAATATGAATAAATTATGTATAAAACATATTCAAGAAGAGATACAAAGACGTTTAGAAAAATCAAATTCAGAATG